CCAACCTATTGCGTTGTTTGCTGCGCCATCTCCCCATCCGTTGCTATTTGCCATCTTTTATAAGTTTAGTTAGAAAAACACGGAGTTTCTCAATGTTTTCTTCTTTTGGTTTGTAAGTTCCTACCTTAGTTCGTGTTTTCATATGTACCACCCGGTGTAATTATTTGCTGTATCAGGGTACATATCCCCGTTAGAGTTTGTAGTGTACTCAGGAAACAAGTCATTTCTAAATACAATGTAATCAATGAAACGCTCCGTGTAGTGCTGCGCAATCTGACGTTCTTTCTCAATCAAGAAATCTACTTCGTTTTTCTCTACGTTTTCAGAGTTCTCAGACGAATGTTTATAGACACCTTTGTTAGCGATTGTGTAAGCTGCGAAAGGTAAGTATTCAACCATCGCCCAATGAATCAGCATAGGCTTTACATACGTCTCAACTAAGTTTTCGTAGTTACCGGTAAGCGTACCTGCGATAATATCAGCCTGTATCTTCTGAAGTAACTTAGTGCCTAAGTAGTTTTGAATGTGAATGTCCTGAGCGATTTTAATGAACTGAATGAACTTGTCAGTATCTACGTTGCCATTCACCGCAGTAAACCTCACCAAATCGTCTCGTGTTATAAGTAGTGCAGTTGCCATTATTAATCGTTTTTAGGTAAGTAACCTCTCGTTGGTGTGTCAATAGGACGTGTAGAAACCAAAGCCTCATTCTTGACAACGTAGCCTAATTTCTCAGCTTTACGGACTGCCACTTGCTTTAATTCTTTGCTACCTATGTTCAATGCCTTACCTGAGAAAGTTGCATAGACTTGTTTGTTCCATCTATGGTGACAATTTGCACCGCCTTTGTACAACCAAATGTCATAAGTAGCAGCGCCTCTAGGACCAAATCCTGCGTTCACTTGTTGACTGCTCATTTTTTGGATATCCTCTTTGCGATAGATTTTTTTTGCTTCTATCATCTCAGTACAAAAGTCTCTAGCCTTTCCACTCTTACCACCGGTCTCACCTTGATAAACATAGCGAGTAATAAACTTGATTCCGTCAATTACCTTATCTTGTCGTGATGTGATGTTAGGACGTGCATCGCCTGTGCTTACAAGCTCAACTAACTTTGAAAATAAGCTCTTTTTAAGGTCTTTAGAGAGCATTTCATTCTCCGAATCGTCCAAGTCATAGTCTACAGGTGCTTCGTCTATTAGAAGCCAATTAGCTTCAGGCTCTTCACCGAGTTCAATCAACGCTTTTGCAACGTCTTTACTCAGGTGATTGTGTTTGCTTAGTTCAGTTCCTGTTTCTTCAGCTACTTGTTCTTGGTTTTGAGCGTTTTCTAAATCCGTAAATTCAAGCGGTTTAAGCGTCTTAAAGAATAAATTGAGGGATATGCCGTTGTAAGACAAAATAGTGTCTAAGGCTTCAAGTATTTCGTCCTGAAGCGGTTTAATTACCATGTTGTTAAACAAGATAAACGAGTTTTGAAGCTCATCAGCGTTAGAACTAAATCCGTTAGCGCCTGCAATACCAAAAAGTAGCGGTGATGTAACGTTGTGGCCTAGCATGATTTTACGCATACACTCCTCACTTAAATATGTGTAGTGTTCAGGAGCATCGTTTAAAGGTAAATCGTCTACTGTAGTTTTCGTGTCCATGTTGTCATTGAACGCTACGATTACTTTCTGACCTTTAGAGCCTGTCAGCTTGCTTAAAACCTTGTTTGTGATGATAGATTGCTGCTCCTCAGTAGGCACTCCGTTGTTGAAGTTGACTACCTTAGTTCCTGAGAATCCGTTTTGAACCTCATTAATCAAGTAATCAGCAATTTCCTCTTCCAATAGTGCGTAAGGAACTGCACCTTGATAGTCAGGGTAAGCGTAATACTTCATACCAACTGCGTAAGGCTTTGAGAATAGAATCTCAATCTTATCTTTAGAATATCCGTAAGCAGGGATTCTTACAGGTGGATATTTCTTTACATCAGTCCAATCGTCCGAATAGTAGTACGCTTCAATTTCTCCGTCTTTATTGCATTTCTCAGCACGCAACAAGTTCACCGGCATATGGAAAGCCTTTAGGATTCTATCGTGCTTGTCGTTGTAGTGTACTTGAATAGCGAACTGACCAAGCATCTTGCGGTCAATAGCAATTTTGCGTAAACATTCTTTTGAGAACATAGCCATAGCCTGAGCGTACTCATTAGGCTTACGAGAAGCATCTACTGCAGACAAACCACGTCCGTAAATTAAACGTGTAATGTTGTTGATGATTGCATTGTTGGTGGTGCTGTTCGTGTATCTATCCAATAGGAATTGGTAGTAATTGTTGTCTTCTCCGTAATCTACCCAAGCATCACGTTTGCTCTCCTGAATAACAGGAGTAGTGTAAGCCGATAGATTTAAGACGTGTACGTTGTTACTCATAAACTATGAACGTATTTGTGGTGGTGTTAGATGTATACTCTCCGTTGTTTACGGAAAATGAAACGATGTTTTGGTCAGTACAAAAGATTCTATCCTTGTAAACGATGTCCGTGTTTTTGTACAATACCAAGTCATAAAAATGACCTTCAATTAAATCAAATTCTGCGGTGATTGTGTTAACGTAGTTTCCTGACGTTTGTGATGTGATAGCTATTGTAGCCGGTACGTTTGTTTGGTCATCAGTCAAAACCATTGAGGTAGGTGTATCTCTCGGGATAAAAGAAAACGTCTGAGCTGATGTAGATGTGGTTAGTACAATCATATTAAATTAACTAACAGCAATGTATTTTGTTTTAAAAGCAAAAAGGGCAGCCAAAGCCACCCTTCTCACACGCTATGAAGAAAACGATTAAGCAGTTACAATAGTAGTTGTTGCACCAAAGACATCACCTGCTGAACCTGTAAGACCTGCCTCAGATGTGCAGTCAAGAAGATTAGCAAGCAAAGTTTCTTGAGCTACGAAAGTCAAAGTGTAACCATTAAGGTCGCCCATTGCAGTACCATTTGACACGTTTGCAGTAGTCAACTCGGCACCATGCTCGAGACCCATAAGGAAGAATTGGTTGTTGCGGTTGCGAACTACAATTTGTGGACGTCCGTAAGCTAACAATTTAACCGACTTGTGTGTAGTAGCATCTTGCTTTTTCAAAGTCATTGTTAAAGTTTGCTCAACGAATGTAGTTCCGTTCTCACGGGAAGAGGTTACAACTTGCTCAAAAGAGTTTGTTCCTTTGAGTTCGTATTTGTATAGGGAAGTTACGTTGGCGATAGTGTCGATAGTATCAGTACCGGCTACATAGGCAACGTCTACTTCAGGGTTAAAGTCACCATAGTTAATGAAGTATACCGTTTCAATACCACCAACGGCATCTTTACATACTTCTAAGCGACCATTTGCTAAATCACAAGACATATTTTTAGATTTTAAATGTTATAAAAAAGGGAGGAGCGTATACCCCTCCCCGATTATTTAAGTTCAGCTAAGATTAGTTAGCAGAGTTTGTGATTCCGTAAGTAACAACATCTTGAGCAAAGCCGTATTTAGCATCTGCTGAAAAACGGAGAATTACACGAACATTTTGTGAACCATCAAGGTCGCCCATGTCTAATACTTTAACTTCGTTCATGTCATTCAAAAGACCTGTAGCAAAGTAAAGGTTAGATTTTTGAGTCAACAATGCAGTGTTGTTAGCAAGACCGTTAGCCATGAATACACGAACACCATCAAAGTAAACATCACCAAGTTGTTGGTTTGTACCTTTGTTGTCGTAACCATTTGCACCTACACCTGAAGCAGCGAAACCACCCAATGCACGAACATAAGCACGATAGATGTTAGAAGAAACGTAAAGTGTCAAGTCTTCTTTTCCGTAAAGAGCAGCAGGACAAGCGTCAACGATTTTACCAAGCTCAGTGATTACGTTAGCGGCAGTAACGGTAGTACCTGCAACTTCTTGACCTGATGGCAAAGACGCATCAGTAGTCAATTGTGTCATGATACCTGCGAACTCACCTGCAGTAGCGTTAACACCTTGCCAAATTGAAGTTTCCATACCTGCAGCAACTTTCTCAGCAGCGTGTGCAATCAAGAAGTCAGCGAAAGATTTAGGAAGGGTATCAAATGCAGAGTAACCCATTTGGATAGCATCCCAATCTGAACGGAAGTCAGTTTTACAAAGTTGTAAGTTAACTTGGAAATACTCAGGTTGAAGGATACGCTCAGTCAAAGTGATTGTAGACGTAGGGTCGAAATCACAAGTAGCGTTCTTGATGATACCATCAGTAGCTACACGTTTGATAACTTGTTTGTACTTAACGTTAGGCATGATAGTGATACCGCCTTTGTCAAGGGTTGGAGCAGACAATAAAGCTGCAGCAATGTACTTACCTGCGAACTCGCCTGCGTAAGTAGTAGTAATTGAAGTTGTTGTTGCCATTTTATTAAATTATTTAATGTTTGAAATTCTTGATAATACGCTATCCATAGTAGTTGCGTTTCTTTTAGAAGCGAACTTGAATACGTCAGTAGCTTGTGTGTTTTCAGGATTGAAAGAAATCGGCTTAGGCTCTTCGCTTAATTCTACCGGTGCAACTTCTTCTGCAACCTCAGTAGTTTGTGCTGAAAGTTTCGCTTTCAATTCTTCGTTCTCTTTTTTAAGTGCTTCGATTTCGCTAAAGAAAGATTCTTTAACGATAGACTCAACGATTTTTTTAGCTTGTGGAGCAGTTTCAGTAGCAGCCTCAACTTCCTCTTCTACTTCAGGAGCTTCTACTTCTACTTCTTCTTCCACTTCTGCAGCTTCACGAACTTCGGCAATTACACCTTCTTCGATAACTACAAGGATACGCATATCCTCTAATTCGTATTCTCCTACAGGAACAGGGATACGTTGTTCGTCTTCCGTTAGGATAAACACAGGTTGACCTGCTTCAAAAGCATCTGCTTCAAGCATAGAGACTCCATCAGAAAGGAGCATAGTTTCCAACTTCACTTCTAAACCTAAAAGTGTGCGGACTTTGTTTAAGATTGATTTTTCGTTCATTTGTTTTTATTTAATTACTTGTCTTAAATAACCTTTAGCTTGTTCTACATCTCTATCTGATGTATATAGATTAATAGCTTCTTTAAAATCAGGTGTTGAAGTAATTTCTAATCCTAATTCTTTGGCTTGTTTTTCTATTTGATGCATAAGCGCATACATTCTTTCTCTTGAACTTTGAAAAACATTTGCTGCTTCAATCGTGCTTTTGGCTAAAGATTGTGTTTGTGTATTTAACTTATTAAAACCGTCTAGATTTTTTCTTGTTTCAGCGGTGATTTTCTTTAAATCATTAATTCCCGCCAACTCAACACGTTCTGAAGCAAGTTCTACTTTGTCTTCTGAAAACAATTTGTTGTAAACTGATTTTGTAGTATTCATACTTATCTAATTTTTGGTGTTTATATTTGTTTTATTTTTATCCGTTTTGACGTACAATAGTTCTAACTCCGTTAACCTCAGTTTGAGTAGGAGCAGGCTCGTTGACCGTAGCCGTTTTACCGATGCCTTGTGCTTGTAAACTGCCATCACAACACTTGGTTGAGTATGTTTCGTCTTCACATAGGCAGCCTCTTTTGCTACCTGCTCTTGGACTTGCTTTGCTTGGTGTTTTAAATTTTTCTTTCATATTTTTAAATTTGAGATAAATCAGCAAGAATTTTTTGACCTTTTTCAGCACGTTTAATATCATCAGTACAACTTTTTACCCATCTTTTAAATGTATCAATGCCATCTTGAACCCCTAAATCTTGAGCAGCTTTTAAACCTTTTTCAGCTTGTGCCAATCCTTTTTTATTTAGTTCGATAGATTTTGATAATTGGTCTGCAATTTTCATTACAGGTAATGACAACAATGAACCTGCTTCTCTATTCAAGTCAAGTATCTCATCTAACAATGCTAATTCTACTTTATGAGAACTTAATTGTACTTCTTGAATCTCTGCTGCGTTACGCTCCATGTCAGCGATTTTGTTTAGTATTTTATTCATTGTTTTTATTTTAGTAAATCTTTAAGTTGTTCAATGATTTCGTTTTTCTTTTGTTGCTCCAAAGACATTTCTAACTTGTCAGCAAAGTAACCCTCAATTGAAAAGCCTTTAACCTTGCCCGCTTTTACATCTTGCCATACCTCATCGTTGTCTACCTTCATGGAAATCATCCATGTTCCTTTTGGTAAGCTGAATCCGTAGAGCTTAGACTTGTCTTTTTCGCTATCCTCAATCAACCAAGATTCTACTACGGTCATTCCTTTGACTGCGTCTTTGTGTTCGTAGGTTGCGTTAGATTGGTTTCCGTTTTTAAAGAACAACTCCATTGCCTGACGTACCGTGTCCTCCGAAAAATAGATGTAGTATTCCTCTTTCTTTGCGTTTACACGATAGATTTTTTTATTAGGTATCAGAGCAGCTCCCATTAGGATACGCTTTTCTTTGTCAACCTCTTTGAGCTCTACTTCGTGTTTTGCTAGGGCTACAAAGTTTTCCTCAATGGCCGGGGATTCGACTACACTCACGGCATCAATTCCGCTTTGTGCGTCTTTTTCGTCTATGATTAGTTCAATTACGTTCATATCTATTCAACTTTTAATTGTTACAATGTTGCGTTTTTGACACGATTGCGGTCAAGTGCCTGTGCTGATGTCACCTCTCCTGAAACTACATAGGCTTGAATTGGTGTTTGCTGAATTTGTGCGAGCTGATTCATTCCTGAGTTACCCACTACGTTGAACGATGGAGACATTCCGCCGCCGCCTACGCTTGGCATTGATACACTATTAGGAGAACCACCGCCACCTTCAAATTGAGTTTTAGCTATGCTTGCAATTTGTAATGCTGCGAATCCACCTGCAATACTTGCTGCAATAGATTTTAAA